TACAAGGTAGTCGGTAAGAGAGAAGTTAGAATCAATCCTGTCGATGCAAAAAAAATGAGCATTCGCAATACTAAATCGGCGCGCAAAAGAAAAGGTAGAGCAAATATCTCTAACATGAAACGCGCAAGGTCAATGAATAAGAGGACTGGTATATGAGACTTATCACAGAAGTTGTAGAAGATATTCTAGTAGAAGAAAAGGGTAACAACCTTTTCATTGAAGGCGTATTTTTACAGTCTAATATTCAAAACAGAAATGGGCGAGAATATCCAGCAGAAATAATGGATAAGGAAGTCAGCAGATATACAGAAAAATATATCGACAAGAACAGGGCGTTTGGCGAATTAGGTCATCCAGACGGACCTTCAATAAATTTAGAACGTGTTTCACATATGATTAAGTCTCTCAAAAAAGAGGGAAATAACTATGTGGGCAAAGCAAAAATAATGAAAGAAACTCCGTATGGAGCTATTGTGTCAAACCTAATAAAAGAGGGTGCATCGCTCGGTGTTTCTTCTAGGGGTATGGGAAGCGTTAAACAATCCGGTGGCAAAAATGTCGTACAAGATGATTTTTATCTTGCGACGGCCGCAGATATTGTTGCTGACCCAAGCGCGCCAGATGCGTTTGTGAACGGCATTATGGAAGGGAAGGAATGGGTATGGGATAACGGTGTTGTCGTTGAACGCGATATCAGTGCCATGCATAAAAAAATGAATGGGGCAAAGACTAAAGACCTCATGGAAACTAAAATTCAACTTTTCCAAAATTTCATGTCAAAATTGTAAATATTATAAATAAATATAAATTAAATCCTATAGGAGTAAAACAATGAGCAAAGACTTAGAGAATCAAGAAGTGGTTTCTGAAGACGTTGTAGACGTAGTAGAAACAGAAGTTCTAGATGAATCAAACGACACAACGGAAGATGTGGTAGTTGCAGAAGATCTCGAAGAAGAGATTGTTGCAGAAGATACCGATCTGAAAAGTGATGATGACGATCTTGAAATCGATGAGACCGATGAAGAAGATCCTGTCGAAGAAGTAGTCGAAACCAGAGCACAAACAATGTCTGCACAATATAGAGTTGAAGCAGAAGATATCGACGTAACTGAGCATGTAGATGCCATGTTACAGGGACAAGATCTAACGGAAGAGTTCCAAGATAAAGTCTCTACTATTTTCGAAGCTGCGGTTGTCGAAAAAATTAACGAGAAATTAGAAGAAATTTATGTTGACTATGAAGAAGAACTTCAGGAGAACGTTGCTGACATTCGTCAAGAATTGTCGGAAAAAGTTGATGAGTATCTTTCTTATGTTGCAAAAGAATTCGTAAAAGAAAACCAAGTTGCAATCGAAAGTGGACTAAAAGTGGAAATAATGGAATCGTTTATGTCTGGACTTAAAACTGTTTTCGAAGAAAACTATGTTGACGTTCCAGAAGAAAAGGTAAACCTGTACGGTGAAGCCTTGGCCGATTTAGAAGATAAAGACGCGAAATTGAACGAACAGTTCGAAGCAAACATCCAACTTTCTAAAACTATTGAAGGGCTGGAAAAACAGATCATCTTGAAAGATGTAACAGAAGGACTTACAATTTCACAAACCGAAAAAGTACGTTCTTTGAGCGAAGGACTTGAATATACAAATCAGGAAGATATGATGAATAAGGTTACATTGATCAGAGACAACTATTTTCCATCGGACACAATCGTTGAAAGTGTAGTTCTCAGTGAGAGCGCTGCCACAACAGCTGTTGAAGATTCACCAGTGGTTCAAGAAGAAAATAAAACCCAATCTATTATGGATGTTTACGCAAGAGCGTTAAGCAAGCCGAAAGATTAAATTTTTATAAATATACTGAGATAGTCAAAAAATTAAAATCTACTAAGGAGATAAAAAATGCACGACTTTAATGAAAATAACATTCAAATGTTGAAAGAGAAGTGGAAGCCAGTTCTTGAGCATCCCGATCAAGTCGCAATTACTGACCCATATAGAAAAGCTGTAACTGCTGTTCTTTTGGAAAACACTGAAAATGCAACTAGAGCAGAAAATAGCCTTGGCAACCCCAATGTTACTATGCAGTCTTTGAACGAAGACACTCCCGCCAACTTGGCACCAACTGGTGCTGATGCCGGACAACTCAAGTATTCCGACCCAGTAATCATTTCAATGATTCGCCGGTCTATGCCAAATCTAATGGCATATGATCTTGTTGGTGTACAGCCAATGACAGGTCCAACTGGACTTATCTTTGCAATGAAGTCAAACTATTCCACTCAAGGCGGAACAGAAGCACTGCATGACGAAGCAGACACCGCATTTTCTGGTGATAGTGCTACTGCTGGTGCACACGCACTTACCGACCCATTTGCCGGCAACACTGTTGTTGCTAACGTGTTGACCCAACCCGATCCACTTACATACAAAACAGGTGGCCCAGGCACAACTGCACAAGGTGAAGATCTTGGTAGCGGAACTGCTGGAATGACTGCGGATGGACATTTCAACCAAATGGCGTTCAGCATTGACCGCGTATCGGTTGTTGCAAAGACACGCGCACTCAAAGCAGAGTACACAATGGAACTTTCACAAGACTTGAAAGCAGTCCACGGCCTTGACGCAGAAGCAGAATTGTCAACAATTCTTTCGACTGAAATCACTGCTGAAATTAACCGCGAAGTTCTTAGAACTCTTTACGGCCAAGCCAAACTTGGAGCACAATCGCAGATGACCAACAAAGGTATCTTCGATCTTGCAACTGATTCGGACGGACGTTGGAGTGTTGAAAACTTTAAAGGTCTTATGTTCCACGTTGAGCGTGAAGCAAACCTCATTGCAAAAGAAACTCGTCGCGGAAAAGCAAACACTATTGTTTGTTCTTCGGATGTTGCTTCTGCACTTGCAATGGCTGGTGTACTCGATTACAACCCACAGATGGATACTGCATTGCAAGTAGACGACACAGGCCAAACTTTCGCCGGTGTACTCAACAAGCGCATGAAAGTATATATCGACCCTTATTTCTCATCCGGCGGAGCACACGATTTCTGTATGGTTGGTTATAGAGGAAACTCCCCATACGATGCTGGTTATTTCTACTGCCCATACGTTCCTATGCAAATGGTTCGTGCGGTTGGCGAAAACACCTTCCAACCAAAAATTGGTTTCAAAACACGTTACGGCATGGTCGCAAACCCATTCTGTGGTGGTGCTCGCGCAAACCAGTATTATCGTATCTTTAGAGTTGACAACATTAACTCTGGCGCATAATAATAACAAAAAAGACCAGATATTGGGGGGATTTTTATCCCCCCTTTTTTTGTGCATAAATAGTAGTAACAATAGGAGATAATCAAGTGGATTTAAGCACTGACACCGTAAATTTATTAAATACGCAAACATTCAATTTTTCCGTGGCCATGTGTCCTACTCTTACTTCATATGTCCAATCGGTGTCGGTGCCTGGAGTTACTTTAGGGGAGGCAGGAATCGAAACCCCGTTTGTGCGTATTCCAGAGCCCGGCGATAAACTTACATATTCTGTTCTTGGCGTATCGTTTCTGGTAGATGAGGAAATGAAAAACTGGTTAGAAATTTTTGATTGGATGACAAGTCTGGGATATCCAGATAATCTTAGACAATTCGGCAATATACCTCAAGCTCGAAGAGCCGCTGCAGATCAAGTTCGTGGAGATATGGTTCTGTTAATTTATAGCAACCAATCTGTACCAGTTTTGAAAGTAACATTTAAAGATGCGTTTCCTATTGCCGTTGGAGACATACCTTTCACCTCAACAGATACCGGCAATGAGGCTGCGATTGCCACCGCAGATTTTATGTATAGAACATATATTGTGGAACCATATTCAGTTTAATATTATTAACTATTTGAAAGAACATTATGGAAGAAAAATATTCGGTAAAACTGTCTGAAATGCTTCAAGAGTCGGAGCAGGACATTAAAATAGATTTTTTGAAATTGCAAGACGAGTTAGTACATAATCAAAATTTGATTGGTAAATGGATGACACGTCAGAGTCTTTACCAAACAAAATATCAATTCTTAGAACTAGGACATAGGCAACTTGTCGCACAGAAAACAAAATACTACACCGGAAAAATGTCAGAGGATGAAATACTGTCAAAAGGTTGGAAAATTGAAGGTACTAGAATACTCAAGGCAGATTTGAATATTTGGGCCGATGACGATAATGAAATGATAAAATCAAAAAAGCAACTTCTACTTCTAAAACAAATAATAACGCTGATAGACAAAACTTTAGATATTTTGATAGATCAAAAAAAATGGACAGTCAAAAATTTTATAGATTGGAAAAAATGGCTTGAAGGTAATTAATGAGTAAGTTCTATATCAGTAAATTAAACGAAGTATATGCACAAATAGATTCGCCGGAAATGTTTATGTTGAAAGAGTTGGTCGACTATTTCACTTTCAAAGTGCCCGGCGCAGAGTTTATGCCATCCTTTAAAAATAAAGTATGGGATGGTAAAATACGTCTTTTCAATCCACTCAACTGCAAACTTTATATGGGGCTGATTCCACAAGTACGACATTTTTGTGAGAAAAATAACTACGAAATTGTTTATGACGAAGATATAAGAGACACAGAGTTTACCACAGACGATCTAATGGCCTTGGCGAAACATATCAACCCCCACAGTCAGGGAAAGAAGATAGACTACAGAGACTATCAGCTTGACGCTATATACCATGCTATAAAATCAAACAGAACACTTTTGATATCACCGACTGCATCCGGCAAATCTTTAATGATATATACATTGATCCGATTCTACAATATGCATCCCGAAGTCAAAGATAAAAAAATTCTGATTATTGTGCCTACGGTGTCTTTGGTTCAACAAATGTATGGCGACTTTAAGGACTATGGTTGGAATGTAGAAAAGTATTGTCATAAAATATCAGCGGGTGCAGACAAACATACGGACAAAAAGGTTGTCATATCCACTTGGCAATCTATTTACAGGATGCCCAGAGATTATTGGGATCAATTTGGTGTAGTGATTGGTGACGAATGTCACTTATTTAAAGCGAATAGCCTCAACAAAATTATGGACAAACTGACAACTTGCAGATTTAGATTCGGTACGACCGGAACACTCGATGGAACAAAGACGCACAAACTGGTTTTGACAGGTATGTTTGGTGAGGCCAAACAGGTAACTTCGACTAGAGCTCTAATCGACAACAAAACACTCGCAGACTTTAAAATCCAAGCATTGGTGCTGAAATATCCGACTGAGAATTGTCTGGAAATCAAAAAAATGAAATACTCTGATGAGGTTGAATGGATCGTAACCAACCCGCGCAGAAATGAGTTCGTAAAGAACTTGACATTGGGACTAAAAGGTAATACACTGGTTCTCTATAATTTTGTCGAAAAACATGGTGTACCATTACATAAATTAATTTTGGACTCTGCAGCTGTGGGTAGGAAAGTATTTTTTGTGTCTGGTGGTGTTGATGCAGATGTTAGAGAACAAATAAGGGCCACTACCGAAACGGAAACCGATGCAATTATCGTTGCCTCTTACGGGACATTTTCAACAGGCATAAATATAAGGAACTTGCATAATGTTGTTTTTACTTCACCATCGAAATCTCGCATTAGAAATTTGCAGTCAATTGGTAGAGGATTAAGAAAGGGAAACAACAAAACGTCAGCCATGTTATATGACATCGCCGATGATATGCGCCACAAGACCTATATGAATTTTGCGATCAGACATTTTTATGAACGCATAAATATTTACAACGAGGAAAAGTTTTCCTTTAAAATACATGAAATTAACTTATATGGATAGGAAACCAAATGCAAGAATGTAAAATTGTCAGACTCACTACAAAAGAAGTTTTGATATGCAAAGTTGCCCCTGTTGATATGAATAAGGATAATATGGAAGAAATTTATTTAGAAGATCCTTATGAAATTAAATCTTTTATGAATCCACAATCAGGTGACTTCAATTCAACTCTCATTGATTGGATGCAATTTTGTGATGATAATGTATCGGTGGTTGATACGTTTAACATTATCACAGTAAATAATCCAAGCTCAGAACTGAAAGAGCATTACGAATTGATTTTGTCAAGACGTCAACGGGTGGGTGAGAATGACACCTTCAGGAAAGTAGACCGATCGGTGGCGGAAACAGATCATGATGAATATTCTCTCGACGACTATATGCACATGTTAACCAACAAGACTTTACATTAAGTATCTTTATATTCTTTAAGGCTCAACATAGCCACTATAACACTCCGCTATTGATTCGTCAAGATGTTTCTTGAAGAATTTATTTTTGCAAAGGTGTTGACACAGGGCCTCTGATGTGGTATATTGATAGTAATAATATATTAAGGAATCGTTATGGCAAAAAGAGTTAGACATCATTATGTTGACAACAAACAACTATTAGTTGCGATGGTCGCATATAAGGATACTGTAGACAAATCAAAAGAGACAGAAGGAGAACGCCCCAGAGTTCCAAACTATATCGGGGAGTGCATTATGAAGATTGCACAACATCTGTCATATAAACCCAATTTCATTAATTATACCTATAAAGAGGAAATGATATCAGACGGTATCGAAAATTGTTTGTTGTATATAGACAACTTCAATGCAGAGAAATCATCCAATCCTTTTGCATATTTCACTCAAATTATTTATTATGCCTTTATCCGCCGTATTCAAAAAGAAAAAAAGCAGACATACGTGAAGTATAAAGCAATGGAAAATCAGGAATTGATCGATGAGATTATGTCAGGCCCCAATGGTACACCTGTAAAAAATAATTTCTTAGAATTTATCCAAGGAAATATGGATGACTTTCTTGTAGATTTTGAAGAGAATCAACGTAAGAAAAAAGAAAAAGCAAAAGAAAAAAGAGATCAGAAAGAGGCAGAGATCGCGAAGGAAAACAAGGCCACATGAAAATTGCTTTGATTGCCGACACCCATTTTGGGGCTCGTGGGGACTCTTTATTATTCCATGATTATTTTATGAGGTTTTATAATGAAGTCTTTTTTCCGTATCTCGAGGATAATAATATTGACACTATTATTCATCTCGGCGATGTTACTGATAGGCGCAAGTTTATCAACTACAATATTCTGGACGGGTTAAAGTCTGGATTTATCGAAAAGATGAAAAAATATGACACTTATTTTATTATCGGCAATCACGATGTTTATTACAAAAACACAAATCGTATCAATTCGATGGATCAACTATTTGGAGATGATTTCAAAACATATACAGAAGCGACTACTCTTAATATTGGTGGTACTGATATTTGTTTTGTGCCTTGGATAAATGCAGAAAATCACGACAAAACGGTAAAACATCTGAAAAAGACTAAGGCAAAAGTCGCTCTAGGGCATTTAGAACTGAATGGTTTTGAAATGATGCGTGGTATCAAGTGCGAGGCCGGTATGGATGTAAAACTTTTCAATAAATTTGATTTGACGTGTTCGGGACATTTTCATACAAAATCGAGTCAAGGTTCTATACATTATCTGGGTGCGCCATATGAAATGTTTTGGAATGATTGTAACGACACAAAAGGTTTTCATATCCTAGACACAGATGATAATGAGTTGGAATTTATTACAAATCCGTTTCAAATGTTTCATAAAATTTACTATAACGATTCTAATGATGCAATCGTGTTATATCCAGATGATTTGAAAGGCAAATATATTAAATTGATTGTCGTGAATAAAAATGATCAGTTACGGTTTGATATATATGTTGATGAATTGTACAAGATGGGTGTCGCAGATTTGTCTATTGTGGACGATACCGATTTTGAGTTTGAAGAAAGTACCGATATAGACACAACAGAAGATACCATGTCGCTGCT